TATCTTGCATAGGAGCGGAGGGACTTGAACCCTCACGACCATTAGGGTCAACAGATTTTAAGTCTGGTGTGTCTACCATTTCCACCACACTCCCATTACGAATGTTGATTGATACCGTCCATTACCTGTTGTAAATCCTCAGCACGTCCTTTGTAGTAACTGATTTCTTCTGCTAGAACGTCCTTAATATCATCTACAATGACATTTGGTTTTACATCATCGTTGAAATAGGATTTTATCGCATCGGATAGGTAGCGTCTCCTATTCCACTCAATACTATAAGGTTTGTAATTCATGATAAGTGGTCATTCCTCTAAATTGTACACGGTCTCTAATCATTTGTCAAGTATACCATTATTTTTTAAAAATTGCAAGGTTTCTTTCATATTTCCGATATGTTTGTTACCATATGAAACTTGGGGATATTCTGCATCTCCTCCAAATTCCATTTGAAATTGTTGTTTACTGAAGTGTTTATCTAAATCATAGCGTAAAAACTCAGAAACTTGTGGTAGTGCTTTAAGTAATTGTGCAATGCGTTCGCATTCTTGATTACCGTTGCTGTAAATTACTGCTGTTGTCATGAGATTTCTTTTAAAATCCACTCTCTTGTTAAAAGTGGGGTGCCTAACAAATCTAATTGTAATTGATCTGCATCTACGAACTTGTCGTCTTCCGCATTTTTTCTACAATGCTGCCAGTAATATGTTCCATCTTCTCTTCGATATAAGTACGAAGTGTTGTGTGAATCGATGGGGAACATGCAGACACATTCTTGTTTATGTTGCCAACATGGGTCAATTGCTCTCTTTTCATATTCAGTCACGTTGTCTCCAATCGTCTGGTTTATCTCTGTTAAACCATTCACCAATGTCATTTGCTCCGTCAAAGCGTGACTTGTGGTTGGATGGATCAGGATCACCTAAACCCATCCTATTCATAAAATCATCGACACTGCCCTCCTCAATTCCTTTTGATTGACGACGTGCCTGTTGTAACCAATTTCTAGCAGTTGTATTTGCTTTAGATAGTTTCTCTGCCCAAATCATGTCTGGTAGATCAACTGATTGATTGCGAGCAATCTTTTTACAAATAGCTTCTAAGCGCAGTCTGTACTGTGTAGATAGCATAATTCCTTCACTAACAATAGTATATAGACTAAAAAGGGGATCCGTAGATCCCCTGTTATTATATCACGTTAATCGGAATACGCAAGTTAGAAAGTATACTTAGTTCCGATTTTCACACCATATGCATTGTCTGCATCTTCTTGTGTTTGAAGTGAGAACTCACCATAAACACCAACTGCTTCTGTTACGTCAACAGAACCACCAAGATATCCAATGAAGTCTGTACCAGCATCTCCACCATCAGGTGCAGTTACGATAGGACCACCAGATACATACCAGTTATCGCCTTCCCAACCAATTTGTGCTTCAGTAGTTGTTCCTGTGTAGTCAGAACCACTTAGAGAAGAATTAACTTCTACATTAACGTAAGGACCTGCAAACGCAGCACCAGAGAATAGAAGAGGAGTTGCAGCAAGTGCTGCGATTGTTGATTTGATCATTTTAGTTTATGTTTTCTCGCAGAATAAAAAAACCTGCGGATGTTAGACACACCGACATGTGTATCTTTTCGCAGGGGCACGATCTTTCGATCCCTGTGTCTGAATAATTTATCACGGTTTTTCTGAAAAGTCAACCTTTTGTATATTAGGATACAATATAGTAAATATAAGTTTTACTTATCTAGTGCCTTGATTGTTTAAATATACTCCTTTTATTTTAGGTAAGTATATTAATAGGAAAGACATGATCCAGAAAGCGAGGAAGACATATAGATGACCCCCTCTGTTTGGTGAAAATATAAATCCTAGAGTTACGACAATTACCCATATGTAATCAAGCATACCATGAAATGTCTGCCATCCCTCACCATATTTGTCTATTAAGTTTTGCCTTTGATTTGCTGCCCAAGGCGATACATGTCTCATCATAACGAAACCTTCGTTAAAGAACATGATAAAAAATCCGATCCAAAAAATCATAGTTAATTAAGATAAATCATTTTTCCTTCAATTTTGACGCTTCCTTGACTGGTCTTAAGTTCTGCTTTTGCTGTACCTTCTATTGTAGTATTAGTTGCAGAAAGATCCATATTACCATCTGAACTAATTATAACATCAGTAGTACCTGCCATGTCAAGCATCTGTGGGGTGCTTATTTCAACACCAGTTGTACCTTCAATTGTTGTAGTTCCTTTACTGAAAAGTCCAGAAGATAAAGCACCACCAGCAGAAAAATCTTTTTTTGTTTTTAAATTCATGCTGAATGATCTATCTAATATTAATCCACCAGGACCTCCAATAGCATCTACTTTATAACAACCTCCAACTAATTGACTATAATCTTGTGCTACGTTCCATGATAAACTACCAGGTGTATTGATTACTGTTGTTGCACGTGGATCAAATTGTTCTGTAGTGTTTTCACCAGCACCTGTTGTTTTTATTTGACCTAAAACAATATCTTTTTTGTTAATCTGTGCACTAGTGATAGATGTTCCTGCTAATTCTATGTCACCATCAGATTGTATTTTGACAGATCCACCTTTTAAAACTAATTCTGCAGTTGCATCGAGAATAATTGTAGTAGCATATACGTATCTTGTTCCACCTTTAGTATTCTCAACATAATCTCCATAACACAATACATTTAATGCTTGACCATCTTCATCATCACCAGCACAATATTGAAGATCAGATCTATTGTTATGTAATTGTTGTTGTCCCCAAGTTTTAATACCAAGAAGACCACTTTGAGGTCCTCTACTTTGGTCTTTAACACCAGTCATAATCCTGAGTGATCCATCGTGTCTAATTGACATGAAACTATCGCCAGGACCGTCTATACGTAACGCACCTACCTCTTGTTCACCAGGTAATTTTCTTTCATAAATTCTAGATCTAGTTAACCAACCTTTAAACCAAGTATTAAACCTAAGATTACCTTCCAGTTCCTGACTTTCATCAGGAGTTGTTTGAGAGAATATACTATTGGGATAATCTTTTGCTGCCTTTTGATGTGCCATGATATATTCTCCTTATGGACAATCGATGTATTGACCAGTGCCAATTCTTGTAGCACCAACATTTGCTAATGCGTCAGTATCTAGACATGCTAGTGATGGTAAAAGTTTAGCACCATAACCATTACCACCAATAATATCAATAGCAGGGAACTTATCAAACGTTCTTGTTTTATCTAACATTCTAGCACCGATAACAAAACCATCATCATTAATTACTGCCTCAGCAACACCAAGTTCTCCATTGACATATAAATCAGGAACCTCAGTATATCCGATACCTGGTCTTAATATAGTAAACGCATCAATAATACAGCGAACACCTTGATCTGCTGCTAAATTCTTTTTATATCCAAAACCATTTGATTGTAGTCTAATTTCTGTTAAAAACCCATTCTCATCTAACAGAGCAGTTCCTACTGCACCGAAACCTTCACCACCAATGAATACATATGGTGGTTCTGCCCATGGATCACCTGGTTTATCTACAGGTATTTCAATGATACCACCACTGTCATCAGTAATAATCTTGACGGGATTGATTGACGGGAATTCAAATTCTTTATAATCATTTTCTGGTGTTTCACCAGTTCCTTCATCAAAGTCTCCAATCTCTTGATCATCTGCTTTAGTAATAAGAACATCTACAAATGCACCTTTACCATTGATAGTAAATCTCAATGTCTCTGCATCTTCTACTACACCATCATCTTCAATACCAATAGTTACTTTTGCTTCGTTATCACTAATCACAAATTGACCTGATAATGATCCACCCACAATATCTCCACTGGTAATGTCAGTACCATTTAATGTGTAGAATAAAATTGCACCATTGTCTACATTTGTAGTTGTAATTGTGTATATGATGAAACCACCCTCAGGACAAGATGATCTATTAGAAGAAACAGTATATGTTGGAGATGTGTCTACAATGGTATCACCACCACCGCTAGAAGGCACATCTGGGAAACCAACTTCTTCGTTAGGAGTTTCTGTAATAGGTGCAAGAGGATTTAGTGGTTGACTTTCATATGGATCTCCACCTGGTGTTTTAACATTCTGTTCTGTGATTGTACATTTACCAATATTTTTAACAAAGTTTGTGCTAACACCAGTTTCTGGACTATTCTTTTTAAGAGAAACAAAGAAAGTTTCTGGTGGTTCGTCTTCTTGATTGTATAGCGTTTGAATTTCAATATTTTTTTCAGTTTCATTAGGAGCAAATCCTAAAATACCATCTACTGCAATATAATCATCTCCTTCAATAGCAGTTCCTTGTCCTTTGAGTGTCTTAAATTTAACAGAGGATGCTTCATCTAAATATCCAGATCTTTTTACAACAAAAGTTGCTATGTCTCCCTCTTTTACTTCAATATCATCAATTCTATATTTAATAATTGGTTTTTTACTATCACCTGTGCCAGGTAAAGGAACACCACCTGTAAATCCTACAGTTGTGATATTTAAACTTCTTCCTCTGTAAGCTTCATCACAGACATATTGTGTATAGTCAGCAGGAGTGTCACCAAATAGATTGTCAATACTTTCTAATAATCCATCTAAGAAACCTTTATCATCATTACCATCTTTTTTCTCACCTGTTGTACATACTTTTTTATACTTAGCACATGTTTGATCAGGTCCTGAGCACTCAATACCAAGAAGTTTTAAAATAAAGTTTATAGCACCACCAATAATATTCAAAGGTGCAGCAATCGCACCTAATATTTCTTGTAAAGGACCTAAGATACTGCCAAGTATTTCAGTCATCAACTGATTGATTTTAGAAACAATACCGTTAACAAGTTCATCAATCTGACATACAACTGCCTGATAAATTTGCTGAATGTAACTCATTAAAACATTTGTTAACCATTCTGCTAATCTTTCACCTAAGTCTGCCATCTTACAGTTGAGATCTTTTAAAAGATTATTAAACCATTCAGTTACTGGTGTTAGTGCATTACCTTTTTTATCTTGTCTTAATAGTGCTTTTACTAACGCATTAACAGCATCTGTAAGTTTTTGTTTAATATATCCTTTAACTTTTGCAATGAACTCTGTAATTACAGAAATAGCTTTGTTAATATATGTTCTACTCTGACCTATGGCATTGTTAAGTCCACCTGTTACTTTGTTGACGTAATATGTACCAAGTTGTCCGTTATTGTTTTGTATGTCAAATAACATCTGACTAACAATACCAGTCATTTGAGTTTTTACATCAACATCCTTACATTTTTCCGCTACCTCTTGACACCACTCTTCCTGTGCTTTAAGAACATCTGGATTATTTGGTTCAGCGCCAGGAACTCTCTCATTACCATTACCATCTGTAGTTCCATCAGATTGTCCACCACCAGTTTTAGCAGTGCCATCTTTACCTTCTAAACCATCTTTTGCAGGATTTGGTGCTAAATTACCAGATCTTATGCATGTTTTAAATCCTTCAGTATCATCAGGAATACAATTATTAATTGTAGATGTTGCACCAGGTGTCTGTCCAATAGAACCCATGATTAATGGTTTCTGTTTCTGGTTATCCATGTAGAAACCAATAACCCAACAACCTTCTACAAGTTGTGGATCTCCACCAGCAATGTTGCCAGGTGTGAAGGGACTATTAACAGGCATCATTACATTTGCCCATGGGAGTTCACTCGTATCAAGTAAGGTTTTGTCTTGAGGATGATCCCCGACAATTCTTACTTTGAAACGATATCCACCCTTGTTATTTTCTTCGTCAGAAGCTGTTCCTTCAATCTGACCTACCCACCAATGAAAACCGTCATGTCCAGTTCTATCGATGGGTATCAGTGATGATAGAGATGAATCCATACTAATCGTCGTATACTAAGCACTCTGGTTCATCAGGGTGCATTTCACAAAATAGTTCTAGTGCATTAGGATCATGATGATCTCCTGCTTCGATTTCTTCTTTATGATGCTCTGCATAAACTTCAAGTTCATGAAGTTCTTCTTTAGCATGTCTGCGTGCTGCAGGGTTTGCTAGAGGATCTTCCGCAATCTTTTTATCTAGAGCAATGTGTTGTTCTATGCTTTCCATGAATAGTACCTCCTAAGGTTATTTATTGTCATGACTGGACTGTTCCCCTTTCATGCCATATGAATCACGGGTCAACTTCAGTGTTGATGTAAAAGCACCATTTGTGCTTGCGGTTCTATCATAAGTGTGTGTTGCTTCAGCAACTAGATATATACCACTACTTTCTTTGTCTTCTTGACTTTCTGATTCTATGATTTCACTTGATGGTGCTTTGTTAATTAATCTGATGTCAATTCTATCTCCTGCACAAATTTCTGCATTTCCTGGTATGACAATTTGACATTGTTGTAGTGACAATAGTCTATATCTAGCAGTGGATTGTGCAGCGTAATATTTCTGCCAATCTGCAAATTTTGTTGGATCTGTTGCTTGTGCATCCTCTGGATTAGCAATCTCTGGTTCATTATACCATGTTTCATGGTCTAATAGAATAGACATTAATTTACTAGGTTTTTTAGACAAATCCTTTTGAACATCTCCCACTGAATTAAGTGATTTCTGACCACCTAAATGTGCCATGTTATCATAAGTATCTGTCAAAACATAATTATATTCTTCATATTGTCCAGTCGAATGATTGAAGAATACAATTTTGGAACCATACTGACCTCTTCTGAGACCACTCATCAAATCTATATCTGATGAAAATACAGATGATTGAATAGTAAATCGATTGTCACCATTATCGCTTACATTTACTCCTCTTTCAACATAAGGTCCCCATTCTTGAACATTATATTTCTCAGATTTTAATGGACTTTCATCATCAGCACATAAACTATCAACAGCAAAGAAATTATATCCTCTATAGTTTTCCCAAAAGAAAAATCCACCACTTCCTCTTATTTTCTTAGCTGATGGTTCAGAAGATAAATTTAAAGCTGATGTGTCTGGTTCAGAGGTTGTTTCATTACTATATTTCGCTTTGGGAGAAACAGACTTACGAATGAGTTTAGCAATAATATCAAATGGTCTTTCTCTTGTTGGCAAATAACTTATTTCAAACAAAGAACTTTCAGAATTGACTGGTTTTGTAGAAGATATATACGATTCTTCATTTAAAAGTTTTTTTACAATACTTTCTGGATTACCTTGTAATCTTTTACTAACTCTTACAGTTTCGTTTATTAATGCTTCCTCTGACACTAATGCAAGAGTATATACTTGTTTATTTTGTTGTGCATATCTATTAGCAACTTTCCAAACTCTAAAGTTATATTCAAATGCCTCTTCTCTTATATTTGTGTTAACAGAAAATCTAACCTTTTCCATGCCTTGGATTGGTAGTGTCTGTAATAGACCTGCACTATCAATCACTACCATTGTAGCAGATACAAATGGCATGAATAAACTTTCAACGTAATTAACTTGAGAAACTAAACGGGTTATATCTTGAGCTACTTCTGATCCTACGGGAAATATTTCAACACCCGAAAATTTAAAATCTGTAGTAGATTGAAACGTTTCCATGTATTATACAGAAGCAAGTGCTAAATGAGCAGCATAGATGCTAAGTCCTTGATCCTCAGATCCACCAGCAGGATTAGTTGTCATGGCAACACCACTGCTTCCATTTTTAGATCCAGTAGTTTCACTTGGCATAACAATAGTATTAGTTGCACCATTGTTTTTTCTATCTCCAGATGCAACTTCTGCAGATGCTTTTGCAATATCTAATCCACCATTAGAATTTGGTATACTATTGATAAATTGCTCATAGTTTGGCATTACATAACCCTCTGGTCTTACTGAGTTAGGACCAGTTTGATAGTCATAATGGAAGAAGTTTCCTAGTTTGTTGAACATAGGATCTTCAGCTTCAACTCTATTGCCAAGTTCTGATTGACCCTTGAAATCTGTTCTACCTTCAAGTTTACGAAGTTTATCAATTATTTTCTTTTGTCCCTCAGGTGAACTGAGTAGTTCTTGGATCTCAGGACTAAAACTCATCATACCTTTTTCGTATGCTTCATATTGTCCTGGTGCTTTAATAATTTTTTCTAGGTCACCACCGTAATCACCTCTTGCTGCTCTGTTGAGAATAGAAGCAGCAACAGCAAATCTATCATCACCTGGTCCTGCTTCACCACTAACAGCGTACGCTAACCACTTGTAGTCATCATTACTAAGGTTTAAACTTTCTCCATCTTTGGCAGTAGTATCATTTTCTGTTTTAGGTATTTCCTCTGTTACGTCTGAAGGTTTAGTAATAAACCTCTTTAATAATGGTACTTTACTAAAGATATTATACAATGTATTACCAAGGAAAGTAGTTACATTATTGAATAATTCACTAAGAGTTTCTTTAAATTTTGTAAATGCATTACCAATACCTGTTCCAATATTGTCAAAGAAACTACCCCAATAAGTTTTTTTTCCATAAAATTCATCCATTCCCTCTACTTGATACTTAACATAATCTTTTTTATTCCTTCTATATGCCAAGAATTGACCTTCACCAAGTTTTTCACCAATATCTTTAGTTTTTCCACCTGCTTCACCACTTAAGGTTAGCTCTGTACCATGCATTATAGCAGGATAACCAGATTTAGGTCCTGTTGTTACTCCACCACCTGACATTTGTGGCATTGTAGCGTCTCGTGCCATCAATGCTGCATCAATTCCAAGAGATGCAGCAGTTCCAGCACCAGGCAGAGTAGATGCAGCACCAGATGCTAACTCAAGAGCAGCACCAGTAAGATCTCCTGACATTGCTCTTTGAGCAGCAAATATTCCACCTGCAACTAGACCTAACAACGGTATTTTCTTGATACCCATTTTTAGTCCTCCTTTAAGCAATCCTTTACCTGCACCTTTTAATAGTCCTTTTCCTATTCCTTTTCCTGCTCCTTTTAGTAATCCTTTTGATGCTTTTGCAAATCCTTTTCCACCAAATTTAGCAGCTGCTCTAGTTCCCATTCTACCGAGACCTCTTCTGCCAATCATCTTAAGTGCGCCAAGACCTCCAATTATTTTACCAAGACCTCCAAGTATACCACCAGAACCTCCAAAACCTCCACCTTTTCTAGCACCTACTGCTTCTGGTGTAATGTTACCACTAAAATCTCCTCCTGCTTCCATTCTTGCTTCTTTTTGTGCAGCGAGAGACTTACGAAACATACTTTCACTTGTATTGATCTCTTGTATAGCAAGAGCTGTGTCATTATCAGTTTGTTCTCTGACCGCATTCTCCATACGCATCACTGCTGCTGTATTTCTTGATAATGCAGCAACAATATCAGCACCACTACCACCACTACTACCAGAAGCTCCTTGAGTTGTTCTTTCTGCAGGTCTATATTTTTTAAACGTTGCTACTCTTTCTTCTGGAGAGTAATATTCACCAGTAAGTGGATTTACACCATCAACTACTGCTGATTTGAAGAAAGTTGATTCATTGATGGGTTTTGAATTAAGGTTAACAAAACTACCACCTTTTTTAGTGCCAGGTGTAGATTGTTGTTCTCCTCCACTTACATTATTAGAACCATTACGGTTCATTAAATTAGAAAGAACACCTCCTACTACATTTAAATTTCCACTACCTTGATCAAGTTGTTTTTGTACCTTTACGTCAGTTCCACGAGGTTCTTTATAAACTTTTGCTTCGCCATTTTTCTCAACAATAGCAAGATTACTTCCAGTTGCTGGAGGAGGTCCATTTTCAGATCCTTGTTCTTTAAACCTATCAAGAAGCTGCCCAATGGTCTTGAAAAGATCTTTTTCTCCTACTGCTGTTGGTGTGATGTAACCGTGTGCCATTATCGTTGTTTAGCTATTGCTTCTTGTTCTTTTTTGACTTGATCTAAGTATTGGAGCAACAAAGTTGTATAAACTTGTCTTTCCCAAGGCATCATATTTTCAATCTCAGTCAAGCTATATTTATGATGCTGCATCAAAGCAAAGTTGGTTTTGTAGTACCCCTCTAGCGTGTTATGGAAGAGGGCTATCCGAAAAAACTTGCTAATCCCTCAACCGTAAACTCTGATTCTTTTCCAGTATTGGGATTTGTGACTGAAAAAGTGTGAGACAGCGATGGAGCAGTTTCAAAGAACTTTTGCAATTCCTCAAATTGATTATTGGTTAAATTTTCTACAAAGTCGATAAATTCTTTCTTTGTAGTGGTAGAACTATCATATACATCTTCTCCATCGTAAATTTGATCTATACAACCTGCAACAACAGCTAATATATCATCTGCACTTGGTTGATCCCCAATAATTGAGTTTTTTACAAATTCTTTCATAGAAGGGTATTTCATTATAATACCCATTTTGTCAGAAAGTTCTATTTTGCTAGAATGTCCTTTTGGGAAATTTACCTTAACTTCTGCCAAATTTATACTATGTTTAACTTGCGTTTCATTGTCATCTTTGCAAGTTACGTTCATTTCGATAATTTCACCAACAGATACCGCCCTAATTTGAAGAAAAATGTATTCTAGGTCAAAAATTGGTAAATCATCGATTTTCACTCGACTTTGTATACAACCCTTCAATAGTTGTTTTACAGCGTCTTCGATATTTTTATCATCCTTTGATTCTAATGCTAATAACAGTAATTTTTCTTCTTTTACAACAAATGGACGAAATTTTAGTTTTTTACCAGTTGAGGGAACTGTCAACTCATACGTTGGTAAAGCAACTTGTGGTAATGCCATTATATTTACTCCAAGGTCATATTTATATTTAGCGACTTTTTCAGACAAAAAATAGCGGGAAAAATTTTCCCACTTTTATGGAATTGAAAAGTCAAATTTGAACAGAGTCTATGATTGATTGTTTAGTTGCTGTATCGAGTCCAAGTTCTGCATCATCTTTAATACTCTTAATATTTCTATCAACTGTGTAAAATCTTTCGTATTTAAAGTTTACATTTACACTAGAGAGTTGTGTAGGACCGAACTGTAGAGGAACAGCGTCAATAGCGTATGGATATGCTCTTTCTAAAACATATGTCATAGGTTTTCTTTCTGTTGCGTTCAAAGGACCTTGTTCTGTCTTAGTGATGTAGATGTCACAAACATAATCATTTGCATATGCTAATCTATTAGTTCTGTTAGGTGCTCTAAGAGAATTACCATTCATAAAAGTATTTGCATTTTCTACCACTGATCTTGTATCATCTTCATAACTCCAGTAGTCACCAAATATAAATGCATGATAAGCGTTGAAAAATTTGAGTGCTGTTAAATTGGCATCTAACATGAAAGATAAACCAATTTCTGTAAAAATCCTAGTATGTGGATAGTCATTACTACCAATACCTAAGTATAATCCATTTATTGAACCAGTAGCACTGTTAACATTTGGAAGTTGTGCCTCATTACACATGAATTTGAAGTACTCATCCATAACACCAGCACTACCACCAAATAATTGATTAGTAATATGATCTTTAAATTTTGTAGCATCATCACGCATCTTTATCTGCACCTCAAAGTTATTAGACGATGACAAACCGCCATTTTGAGCAATGGTTGACAGAAAAGAATTGATACCACCTGGCATTGACACGCTAAATACCTATGTTGGGACAACTATATTTATGGCATACTCTGGGATTTATAAACCAATTCATCCTCAAAAGTATCGTGGCAACCCGACAAATGTTATATACAGGTCACTTTGGGAACGGAAGTTCATGGTGTTCTGTGATAACAACCCATCTATATTACAGTGGGGTAGTGAAGAAATTATCATACCATACAGAGCACCTGATGGTAAGATAAGAAGATATTTCCCAGACTTTTACATAAAGGTTCGCGAAAAGTCAGGAAAGGTTACAAAATATATCATTGAAGTAAAACCCAAAAAACAAACGCAACCACCTAATGACAAAAATAAACGAACTGCCAAGTATCGTAATGCTGCATTAACTTACGCCAAGAACCAAACTAAATGGTCTGCTGCTAAGGAGTATTGTGAAGATAGGCAGATGAACTTCTTAATACTAACCGAGGATCATTTAGGAGTATGAAACAATGGCAACTACACTCTTTGAAAGAGTAAGTGCGAAAACTGGAGGAGAAAAGAAATCACTCTCTTGGTATAGATCTGCTGTGAAAGCAGAAGCAAGCACTTACAAGAAAAATTTCAACAAATATATATTAGACGAAAAGAAAGATAGAGTTGGTGCTGCACCAGAACAAGACGCAAATGAATTGCGTAGGTATACTGTTGCAGGTCATCTTTACATGTTTGAGTACAAAGCAAAAATGAAATACCTGCCTTACTATGACAGGTTTCCTCTTGTTTATGTATTCAAGGCACCTAGTAAACGTGAGTTCTGGGGTGCTAACTTACATTACCTGACACCAAAGAAAAGACTTCAAGCGGTAAGAAAATTAATTCAAGGTAGAATTGATTTACCTAAGAAGTGCTTCCATAAATACCTAAGCGCACATGTGGAAGGTTTATACCTCGATCTTGCCTTGACAGAGTGGGATACTGCTATTCTACTACCTACTGAAGATTATGTACGAGATTTAAATGGAATGATCTTTCCTATTGATAAAGAAACCGTTTGGGAAGACACTAACGAAGTTTTCTACGATAAAATTCGAGGACAAAGAGTTGTTCGAGGGTACGGTACAAAACAATCTAGGGAAATGGCAACCTAATGGGTTATAATAACAAACCAAATTCACCAGGTAGTGGTGTTAATAACAACAAACAAACTAAAAAGGAAAAGTTACAAGCAGAGATTGAAGAGCTTGGAAAATTTTATACTGATTCTGCTGAAGCAGTAGTAGCACAATCTTTAACACCTATTCCTGTTCCTAGTGGTATCAATCCAACTTCCGAAACCTTAAGGTATCCATCTAGTCCTAACATAACTGCTGATACTGATTATGTTATGTTTCAATTTTATAATTACAAACCACCATATGCCAATAGAAAATTTAAAGGTGATTATAAAGATAACAATAGAAAATTTTCAAAAGAGCAAGCTACAGGATTAGTTGATCCTAATTCAATAAATGTAAGAGATTACAATGATCAGGATCAATATTCTGACGCTGAAAAGGCAGCAGGTTATAATAATATTATATTGTACATGCCAGAAGATATTTCTACTGGTTTCAGATCTAACTGGGGTGGTAAAAATTTAACCAACTTTGCTTCTGGTGTATTACAAGCAGCAGGTGCCGATGGTTTTAATAAGATAAAAAACTCTGCAGAAGTTTTATCTAATGCT